ATGTCTGAATTAATAAAAGAGCCTGAGGGTGTTTTTGCGGCGATCTTAAAAAATGAAGATCGAAAAACCTACATTGAAGTAGTTAAAAGCATTCAAGAATACTTTTGCCAAGGCATTGAGAATGGTTCATTGCCTGAAGCTGAATTACCAATTACTAATCACTTTGCACCTGGTGTTTATATGCGTCAGATGGATGCAAAAGCTGGGGACTGGGTTGTTAGCAAGATGCATCGTACCGAGCATCAAAATATCCTTTTAAAAGGCGCGGTGACGTTAATCACTGAGAACGGCATCAAAACCCTATATGCACCAACAATCGTTAAATCCGAAGCAGGCACAAAGCGTATCGGATACTTTCACGAAGATAGCTCTTGGCTAACTGTCCACCCAACCGATGAAACCGATGTTGAAAAACTTGAAAATGATTTAACCGTACCTGAAGAAGATATGCACTCATTCTTATTAAGTATCTGGTACTTAGATAAGGAGTTTATAGCATGAGTCTGGCATATGTAGCCGTAGCTGCGACTGTAGCAAGCACAGCATTAACAGCATACAACAATTATGAAAACAACAAGTATCAAGCAGCTCAAGCCGAAGCAGATGCAGAAGCGGTAAAAGGGCAAGGTCGTGTTGAAGCTGAACGTATTCGTAGAGAGAAAAATAAAGCCCAGTCCGCAGCAAGAGCAGCAGCAGCAGAAAATGGATTATCTGTAAACGAAGGCACAGCAATCACAATCAATGATTATATTGAGCAGGCAGGGAATTATGATGCCGCTATGTCTGAGATTAGCGGATTTAATTCATCACAGCGATTAAAAGCCGAGGCGAGTGTTTATCGTAAAAATGCGAATACTGCTTTAGCAACTGGGGCATTAGATACAATTTCCGTTGGTGCTTCGGGGTACGGAAAAGTGAGCGGGGGTTGGAAATAATGGCTAGAATCCCAATGGGTAATTTTGGTAATGCTATGCCACAGGTTCAGCGTATCCAGATGCCTAAAGACCAAAGCGGTCAAATGATCGCAAATACACTTAACAATGTTGGTCAAATTGCTGATCAGATTAATCAGCAGCAGAATGAAAAAGAGGTACAGGCAAAAAAGTTAGAACTATACAACAATGATTTGGCTGAAAAAGAAGGGCAACTTAAAGTTGATGATTTTCTTTCATCTAAGTTTAATGAACAAACCACTTTACTTCGTAATGATGTTGCCAACGGAGCTAAAACTAATCAGCAGGCAAGTGAAGAATTAAAAACTTGGTCAGATGAGCAGTATAAAGAGCTTTCAGCTTCATTGCCCATGCATGTGCAGCATCAATATAAAGCACAAATTGATAGTGCTGTAGGTCGTCAAGGTGCTGGGTTTTTACCGCTTCAGCTAAAAGCCGATGAGCAAAAGAGTGTCAATCTTCTTGATCGTGCTTTTAGTATTGCCACTCGTTTGCCAACCGAGAAACGAGAAGCCTATCTTAATTCATATCTTGATAATGCACCTGTGTCAGAAGCAGATAAGGCAAATTATCGTCAAAAATTAAGAACTGAATCCAATAAAATTGATATAGATGGACGTATTGTTTCGGCAATTGATACGTCTAATACAGATGATTTATCCAAGCTTTCAACTGAATTAAGCGAGGGTAAATACCCATATCTTAACGGCGGTCAAGTACAAGACTACCAAGCGTCAATTTCAAGCAAAATTCATACATTGCAACAACGCCAACAGATCGTTGAAAACAAACGTGTGAGTGAATCAAATAAGGTTTTTACTGAGTTCCAGCAATCCGTTTTAACTGGTCGTGATTTAGATTCTAGCTATATTGAGAATGTTCGGACGGCAGTGCAAGGTACACCGCACCAAGAGGATTTTGATTTCTATATTGGTCAATCCAAGAATTTTCAACAATTCTCAAAGTTAAGTACAGCAGATCAGTTAAAAATGCTGAATGCACAAAAAGCAAATATGAAAAATTCCACCACAGCAAATGCTGTGCGTGAGCAAAAAGTCATGGGTGTTTACCAAAATATTTACAATCAAAAATTACAAATAGCGAAAGACAATCCAAATCAATTATTAGCTGAAGCAGGCATTCAATTGCCTGAGCTTAATCCAATTGAAATGAAGATGAATCCACAGGGATTTGCCAAGAATGTCATTGAGATTGGAACTTATCAACTCGCAATGAAAGCTAAGGATGCAAATGTATCTATTAAGCCAATTTCCAGTGATGTTTTGCCACAAGCTATAGATACTTTTGATAAATCAAGTGCTGACCAAAAGCTTAATTTTATTGGCAACATGATTGGTCAAACAAAGGGTATTGCTGGCGGTAAGCAGCTTTGGCAAGAGACTCTAAAACAATTGGGTGGTGGTTCACTTAATTATGTTGCGGCTGGTACAGCACGATTAAATAATTTTAAGTCTACTGAGGGTCGAGATTTAGCAACTTCTATTATTTCAGGTACTCAATTACTAAAAAACAAACAACTCACTATGCCAAAAGATGCAAATATGAGGGCAGCATTTAACGATTATGTGGGTCAAACAGTCACAGGTACGACTGCAAATGATGCTTATGAAGTATTTAAAGCAGTGTATGCAGACACAATGGTAACTCGCGGCATGAGTCACGCCAAAGCAGATGAATCACCTAATGCCGATATTGCCAAAACAGCTTTGGGCATGACAACTGGTGGCATATATGACCAAAGCGGAAATTTCAAAAACTACTTGGGCGGAAAATACCAAGATTGGAAAGTATCTAAGCCTTACGGGATGGATGACGATGCTTTTGAGGGTCGTTTAAGCAAAGGGTATGCAACCATCTCAAAGCAAACAGGCATAGACGTTGCTGATTTAGAAAGCTTACGTTTACGACAGGGCAAGCCAACAGCAACAGGTGATATTCAGTACGATCTTATCAATGAGCGTGGTCAGCCTTTAATCATAAAGAATGCAGTATGGCGCATCAAAATGAATGGAGTAACTAAATAATGAGTTGGTTAGATACTTTTTCGGATGATGAGCAGCAGTCTGTAGAAGAATTGCAAAACAAAGGGATGCCAGGCAAGCCAACAAAAGAAGTTGGTTTGTTTGCTGGTGCGGCTGATTCTCCCATTCGTGGTGCAGGCGTTGGGTTTATTAAGGTCGCTGATACTTTAGCTCGTCCGCTAGACTATGCAGGGGATGCTGCTAGTTATGCTTATGATGCTTTAACAAATGATGAAGATTTGCCATCATTTAAAGATTATCGAGCAAAAGCAGTTAAACAGCGTGATGACTTGGTATTTCAGGGAATCGAAGCCTTGGAAGATCGTGAACACACTGGCTTGGTTGGGAATATTGGTGTCGGTTTAGGTGATTATATTTGGCGTGGTTTTACTGGTGGTGCATTTGGCGGTGTAGCTGGTGCAGCAACACTAACAGGTGGTTCAACAGGTACATATCAATATAATAAATTAACTCATGAGGGTGTAGATAATTACACGGCTTTGCAAGTTGCAGGAGTTAATGCGGCTGGTGATGCAGCAGCAACAGCATTACCGCTAAGTTATGGTTTTAAAGGTGCTGGTGGTGTCGTTAAGGATGGAGTTATTTCTATTGGTGGCGCAACTGGTCTACTTACAGGGATGCAATTTACAAGCGGTGAGGTATTAAAAGACGCAGGCTATGATAAGCAAGCAATTCCGTTTGAAGTAACCAAAGAAACTGTTTTGACTGATTTGGTTTTAAATACATTGTTATTTGGTGCAGCAAGAGGTATTTCTCATCACAATGCAAAACTCTCTCAAGAAGTAAATGCAGAAATAACAAGAGTCTCAGACAATCCCGATGTTCGTAGTGATGTAATTAATGAAGCCTTAGTTCGTAATGAGCTTGATTTTGATAGCACATTATCACCAGTTCAAACGGTTGATCCAATACAGCAAAACCAGCACTATCAGAATTTGGATGTAGCCGCAGAGCAGATTAGAACTGGTCAGCCTGTTGATGTTCCACATCAAGCAGCTGATGGTTTTAAGGAAATCAATATTTCAGAATACGAAGCTGATCTTAAAGAGCTTAACTATTGGGAAAGAAACACAATTATTGCAAGCAAACTACTTGAGCAGGGACATGGGCAGGAGATTAGTTTAAAAGATGGGGAGAAAATTAAACTCATTCGAGTTAATGACCCATCAAATGGGGAGGGAAGTCACACTATTTATGCAGTAAATAAGAATGGAACATTGATAGGTGCTTTGGGGTATACCAGTATTGAAGAGCTAAATGGTGATAGATACAATCCTTCAATTCACGTGATTAAAGAACATCGACGGAAAGGTATAGCAACAGCTCTATATGATTTAGCCGAGGAAATGGGTGGAAAGATTCCAACACTAGACGCTAAACATGGGGCTGTACGTACTGATGAAGGGCAGGCTTTTAGAGAGGCTAGAGAAAGAAATAAAAATAGCACACCAAACAAAACACCAAAACGCACAGTGGACTTTGAATCATCTGCTTTACCAAGCAACGCCAAGTTAATTGCAAATCAAGCAAGTAAAGATGGTATTGATCCAAGTGTTGCTTTAACGATTGCACAAATGGAAAGTAAATTTAGTCATTCAGCTAAAAACCCAGACTCTACAGCGCATGGTTTATTCCAAGTATTAGATAAAACATGGATTGACCTTGGCGGTAAAGATAGATCAAACGTTGATGAGCAAATCCGTATTGGATTGAAACACATCAAACAGGCAAATAATTATATTGCACAGAATATAGGACGTGCACCAGTAGCGCATGAGCAATATTTAGGTCATTTGCTCGGTCCATCGGGTGCAGTTCATGTTTTGAAAGCAGACCCTAATGCCAAGCTTATTGATATTGTCCGTAAATATGATAAGGACAATGCAGAAGCTATCGTAAACAATAATGGCATGTCAGGAATGACAGTTGGTCAAGCGATTGATAAATGGAGTAAGAAGTGGAATACCGTAAGTTCACGTTATGGTGGTGAAAATACAACTACAGCTTATGGTATGGATGGTTCAAGTTACGATCTAAGCTATGAAGTTCGTGATTTAAATGACCTCATTACATCAAACGATGCTCTATACGGTGTAAATCCACATTATCCATCAGAGCTACAACCTAGGGACCGTACAAGAGAAGCATCACGACAACAGATTGAGAACATGGCAGCAGATTTAAAACCTGAGCTGCTGGGTGAGTCTCATAAACTATCAGATGGTTCACCAATAACAGGTTTGGATAATGTTGTTGAGTCGGGTAATGGTCGTGTTATGGCGATTGGAAAAGCTTACTCAGATGGAAAAGCGGAAGCTTATCGTCAATTTGTAAATACTTTTGCTGCGGATCGAGGGTGGGATATTTCAGGAATTAACAATCCTGTTTTAGTTCGTACCCGATTAAGTGAAGTTGACCGTCCATCATTTACAAGGCTTGCAAATGAAAGTGATGTGGCACAAATGAGTGCTTCAGAACGTGCAAAAAGTGATGTTAGTCGTTTACCAGATGCAGGCCTGTTGCGCCTTAATTCAGATGGAAATATCAACCTGGATGGAAGCATGGATTATGTTCGTGCTTTCGTTGACCAGTTGCCACAGTCTGAGAGAGCAACCGCTATAACTGGTGAGGGTAGATTATCCCAAGATGGTAAGAATCGTATTGAAACAGCACTTGCAAGCCAAGCATACGGAGACTCTAACCTTGTTGCACGATTATCAGAAAACATTGGTGAGGAAGGTAAAACGGTTTTAAATGCGCTTTTACGTTCTGCACCACAATTGGCACAATTAGCTGATCTGGTCAAACAGGGGGGGCGGCATGTAAATACAATTGCAAAGGAC